GAATGTCTTTTTTGGCACCCGCTGCCCCATGTGGTAGCGATACCATCGGCCAGTTCTCCATAGCTTCATAACAGCTCGCAGCATCTAGTTCACCTTCGGTGATAACAATGCGTTTACCGCTATTAGGGAATAAATGCTGACCAAAAAGAGTGTCTGTAGTTTCGCCTTCATATTTAAAATCCTTAGATTTTGTTTTTATTTTGAATCCCTTAAGCTGTCCAGAGCTACTGAAATAAGGGAAGCGTAAGTGTGCCTCGTCTCTGTATATTTTGTAAAAACTGCATACTTTTTCGCTAATTCTTCGTTTTTGCAGCCTTTGGGCTGATCCTTTGAATTGGACATTTGTTTGCATTTGATGAGTGTGTTGATTGTCTCCTGCTATATAGGTGTTGCAGGCAAAGCAGTACTGATGACCGTCCGTGTAAATGCTATTAGCATCGGAGGAGCCACAGTTACTGCATGGTTCGTGTCTTATAAATTCTGATTCGTTATCCATTCTGTATATAAACTAGAATCTCCTGCATAGAGATTTGCTGTTGGTACAAAATTAAAAGCTAGTGATTTCCTAACTTTGTCGTGTGGTAACGGCATAGTGGCGTGCCATATCTGGCTCGGCCAGAAATACATAGCACCAGTAAAGGCACTTAACTCATAATCGTCTATTTGTACATTTCCTTTACGTCCGTCCCCAAGGTCATTGTTAGGTAACAAGTAACGCATTGTTTGTGATAAGGGATTTAGTAACACTAAATTTGTTTTGTTATCGTAGTATTCGCCAAAATATAAAATACCAGAATAAAAACAATTGTTGTGATTATGTGGATGAACTCTATCACCTTCAGTTAGAGTAGTAATCCAAGAAGTTGTCACCTTACATTTGTAATCCCAACCATAGATATCGTAAATAAATAAATTAAAGGAACATTCAATAAGTTCTTTTAAATCAGGATAATTTTCAAGTATCCTTTGTGTTTCTTCGATCAGTTCTATTGGCGTAGTTCTCTCGTATTTCTTAGCTAACTCTTTAAATTGTGGTTTATCTTTCTGATCAAACCCGAGTGTAAAACGCGGGTCATTTTGAAGATCAGTAAAGTCGTAGTCATCAAGAGTTGTTTCTCCAATGACATGACCAAAAGGTATATGTGTCTTCATGTCAACCAATCAATAGGTATCGTATGAAAGGCGCACCATTTGATTCCATAACGAGAACACCATTTGGCGTAAGTTGTTTTTGACTTCTTGCTAATTTTTTTATAGGGGTCTTGGAAAATCATACGTAAGTCTATATCTGGATTCTCAGTAATTACCTGACGAACCTTGCGCCTGTCTTCAGGTCGCCAATAGCCTTTAGTTTCAAGTATCACCCCATTAGGGAGGATGAAATCTGGTGTATAAAGGTGTTGAATTGTATAAGGAAAGCTTGTACTTTCATATTCATAATCAACACCTAGTTCACATAAGAGATCAGAGACTTTCTCCTCCAATCCTGATTTGAACATTAGAAATCGTCTTCCTCTACTGAGCTAGGAGCAGCATCAACTATGACATTAGGATCATCTGCTTTAAATCCTTGTGTCTTACCAAATAGTTCTGCTACACCATCCTCGTCTAAGTCTCCGCTATCAATGCCGGCTCCACTCTGGATAGAAACGATCTGCACTCCGGATAATTTCAATGACGTACCATAAGTAACGCCATCTCTCAGAATGTAGGGTTTTTGGTGAAAGCCGAGCTTAACTTTAGATCCTTCATATACTGGTGTATCTACATTTGTGATAGGTGTTCCTTCTGTATCAACTACTGGAGGTCTCTTATCTTCAGCCCATGAGAACTTAATTATAAACTTACCTTCTTCAACTTCCTCCCATGGCTCGGGACGAAGAGTGGATCTTTTAGGGTTCTTGAGTTTTGACTCAGCCCACTTAAGACAATCAGCTCTCTCAGTCTCTAGTTTTTCAACTATCTCCTGATCAACTACTGCTTTAAGAGAATATCCAAATTTGCTTGGCTTCAATATTGCCTGATAACCTTCAAGGGTTACAGGACTTGGTGTTATGTGGATGTTTTTTGCCATTAACAGAAAAAATATAATGATTCAATTACGGATGATGGTTGAAGATCTCCAATAATCGGTGGTTCAGACTCAGCTCCAATAGCTTGAGCAAAGTCGGTAAGGAAGTCATGCTTTGTAAACAATTGCATGTATGTATCTCTAACTAGGTGGGATAACAAATTCATATCAGTCGCTCTACATAAGACTGAATCATGTATCAGACTTATTGGTGCGTGAAACTGTGTCGCGCATAAATGTAGCAATGAAGCATCGAGTGAATGTATAAGGTTAGGAGCTGTAGCGTTCTTGTGATGCTGGAGGTCAACTCCTTTCTCACCATCTGCTATGCGTACCTGTACTCGTCCTAGTAATTTTAATTCGAGTACCTTAATATTCATCTTCATAAGACGTTGGGTAACTCTGAATCCGGAGGGTGTGACCCATATCAATTGGTCCGTTCCTCTCTTGATTGCATTAGCTACTTCTGTCTCAATCCATCTCATTACCTTCATCGGTCCCGGGACAACCTCTTCCATTGCTGTCCGGACTGCGTGAACTATTTGAGTTAGTTCTTCATTCTCTACGTCAATATCAATATCATGGAATGCGTCCCTGATGTACTGACGATTACTGAAAGGCTTTGCGTTGTACGGGATTGTCATCACGCAACGCTTGGTTTTTTTCCTATCCCAGTAGGGACGTAACCTTTCAGGTATGTTATTAAGACTCTTATCTGCTATTACCTGATAAGCATCTTGAGGTTTCTCACTTGGTATAACATTTACCAAGCTTGCTGTGGACTTATCTCTAGCCAGCCCTGCTAATATCTGTAGCCCAGAGCATGTAGCATCGGTTGCCACGGGTAGACCAGTAGTCGTCCTTGTTTTAGCTATCACTACTGAATAGTATTCTTCACATGCAGCAAGGAATTGCCAAGGTTCGTCAGCTGTCTCCCAATCTCCTATGTTATTTATAGGGTCAGTCGCTACTCGAGCGATGAGTGTGTGGTTTGAGTTAGTCCATGTGAGTCTTTCTTCCAACGTCGCCTTATCAAGACCATACGTCGTAGCTACTTGGAAAGATAACCACTTCTTACCTTCTTCAGTAATAGGTGCTTCATCAGAAAACTTAATGAGACTCTTACCAAAATCAGTATCTTGTGGTGTAAGGAAGCTAGGTATAGGGTATGCTCTACCCCTGTAGTCAAAAGACCAAGGGATATAGTAGTCCTTGCCTTTAAACTCACGTACACAATTCATTGTCATACGTGTACGACAACTCGTACGCCATTCATTAGCGTTCTTATTCTTAGCTATCGCAGCTTTTCTTTTCCACTCTAATCGAGCTTCCTTGTTTGTATCTATATCAAAAGGTTTAGGAGGTTCAAGATGATGTAGTACTGGTCTAAACTTTCCTACTGTAATCTCTCTCTCCTCTAACTCCTCAGCTACCTCTACAGTAAAATCATTTAAACAGTATTTTACTTTCTGTATTAGGTTTAAGAACTGATAAGTTTTTTCTCCCTGTATAGGTAAGGGTACCCCCCTTCTAACCATTTCATGGCATTTAGTTATGTCATTTAAGTAGTAGCCACCATCATGTAAATTACTCCAATCTCTGGGCTCTATTAACATCGGCCAGCTAATAGGAGAGAATAATTCTGTGATGCGTACTATCTCTGCTTTATGTTCATCAAAAGCTGGAGTTGTCTTTAAATATAATTCTGTTTTTTTACCAATTCTTATATTTAATTTTTCAAACCAACCAGATGATTCACAAAAACAATCAAGAAACCATGTCCCTGTTTTTATTCGGAGCTGTGTATTCCATGGTATCCATGGTTCTATATCTGATTTGTTAAAGAGTACTTGCATACTCTTACGTTTGTATTCAGTTCCCTTAGCTTGATGCCAGTAGTTATCTTTTAAGACCTTAAATAGACCGGGGGCTGTGCCTTCGTAGTAACGCATCTGACTCTCAGCTTCGAGAGCTTGTCCAATAGCTTGAGCTATCTTGACTATCTTTGAATTATCCTTCTTATAACTAAATACTTTGTCGAAGGTAATCTTGCATGTAATAGCTGCTTGTGATTCGCTATCTATATTGTCAAGGTATGGCAGTATCTCCATGAGATGCCCTGCGCCCTTAACTGCTATCTTTTTTCTTTTCTCCTTTTTAAATTTTATTTGGTCAATTATTAGTGGTAGGAGAGTATCTATACTCGCCGAGCCGAAGACAGTAGCTGAAGCATAATCTTGTTCAAGTAATTTCTTGGTATTAGATCTGATCTTTTCTAAGCCACCACTTATTTGTCTGCGCTCGAATCTCTCCTGTTCTTCTAGATCAGAAGGAAGCATATAATTCTATGGATTTTTAAATTGGACGGATACTAAGGTGTATAATTTCTACACCCTTGCAAATAAAAGGACCTCAGCGATTATGCTAAGGTCGGATACCATTCTGAAAATTAACTTATGCGGTTTTTAAGTCCGGCGCGTCTACCAATTCCGCCACACTCCCAAGGCTT